ACAACCAATCGTTGCACTGCTGCAACTTGAGTTGAGTAGTCACCAACACCTTCAAGCAACACACTTAGTTCGTCAGCGGTGTTAGCACGGACGTTAATCATGTCACCAGCAGGTGTCTTATAACTAACTTGTAGTTTCCATTCTTCCATTTGTTATCCTATCTTCGTTGAGAACTGACAGTGTGCTGTCAATCCACATTTATATTGGCAGTTGTTTGTGTTCGGTAAAAATATTCCAGCCTTACGAGCCTTGTCAAAACCTGCAACAAGGTACTCAAGTTTATCCTCTGTGTACTGCTCAAGGCTAACAAGAGGTGACACACCATGCTGACGTGCCATCCAATAAGTCCCCCACTTCACGTCGATACCAAATGTCTTTAAAATACCGACCTTGTAGAATCCAAGTTGAAGTGTATTGGTTGGTGTTTGCTGAGAGGTTTTCAAGTCGACGATAACAAGTTCGCCATCGACTTCAAACACCCTGTCAAGAATCATCTTGGCTGGCACGCCAGCAAATTCAGGTAGCATCGCTAACTCAATCGCTGGTGCACCTTGTGGTGTTTTCCACAGCTTCCAGTTAGGGTTAGCCTTACGCCAATCAATGTACGCCTGTACCCATTGAGGTCCAGTCGCTTGCCAAAAGTTAACATCTTCCTTCTGCGGGTTAGCCTTGGTTGCTCGACCACCAACACGTGCATTGGTCAGGTCCTTGCCCTCGGACTCTAGAGCCCAGGCCTTAGCCCATAGTTCCTGGTTCACACCAACTCCTTCTCAATAGCCTCAATAGTTTCGCAAGGATAATGTTCGCTACAAATTCCACACAAATCAGGATATGGTCCACCACAGCAGCCTGGGTCATAACACGAGTTGTCAGAAATTGGCTTATGCAGTTCCACTACTGCGCGAAGAGCCTTGGTTCTAGGACTATTGTTCCAATCATCAAGCAGTTCTAGTAATTCATCGTGTGTCATTTACTTTATCCCAACCTCTATTATTACCTGCACGATACCCAAGTTTCCAAATTTGGTTACATTCTTTGCAGATGTATGTTTTAGATGAAAATAAACCTAAAGATTTTGGAGTATTACATTGGTGTGTCAGTTGAAAAACCCGTTGTCTTGAATTTCCTGGCCAATTATGTACGCAACAAGACCCATTGTAATAACTACCAGGGTGACTAGAAATGCAAAGGCGTGAAATACCATCGTGTACGTAAACAACCCCAGCGGGATAGCCCCAATCAAAAATGTTTTAATCATCTCAACTCCTTTTCAATAGCCTGAATAGTTGGGCAGGGATATTTAGCATAACCTCTTTGGTCAGCGCATTGGTAACACCACTCAACCCCTTTAACGCCATCTACAATAGTAGATGCTGGCTTATGCAATTCCACTACTGCACTAAGAACAAAATGAATATCTAAATGGTCGCATCCAGCGTTGCGCTTTTCCCATAATTTCATAATCAATTCATCGTGTGTCATTAGCCTCTCGCCTTCTGTGGTTCCCATTTACCTACATTGTTGATGACATACCAGAGTGCTGGGCACTTAGGCTCGCCTCCTTGATGGTTAATTACTGAGCACATATACCCGCCCCATGCCTTGCCATTCTTCTCACCCTCACGCCAATTCATGTGTCCATGCTTGCATTGTGGTGCTTCTTGTGCTTCACCAGTACCTAATATGCTAAAGACAGTATCAATAGCCTTCTCAAAGGTCACCGGTGCATCTACTACCTTGTTGTATTGACCTACTGGCGTTGTCCAGTAATCCTGTTCTGCTGGCTCTGCATCTGCCTTACGGATTGCAGCTTCTAAATCCTGTACTGATGGCTTAGGTGGCTTAGCAGCTACGACCTTGCTCATCTCTTCTCGGCTTGGTCGCTTTCCTTTAGAAGCATAACCCGCATTTGCAAGTGCTCGACCGATTGCCGAAGTCTCACAATTCTCCAACGCTGAAGTTGCATTAACGCCTCGATCAGTAATCTTTTCCTCAGCGTATCCTGTCGCCCACGCAACGCTATCGCTAGAAGTCTTATAAAGATACGCCTTAACAATATATCTATCTTTCTCGACCACTTCCAGCTCTGTTGATATCCTGAAATCTGCATGGTCTTTAATAAACTTTTCAAGTCTCACCTCAACTGTCTCATAGTCTGCTAAATTAAACATATAGTTCATTCTCCTCACTAGCGAGTTGTCCAGCTATTGCCCCATATGAGCAGAGATCCACCCAATTGTCGATGTGCTGGGCTGATTGATTAGTCCTTGCAAGTTTAACGAGCACCATGATCCCTGCGACTTGATAGTCATGTATCGGTGTTTGTAGGTATGCTGAGAGGAGCATCGCGGTGTGTTGCAGGTTATCCGCAGGGTGACCGTATGTAAGGCCACGCTCGCGGATAGTGTCTGTGGCTGATAAGAGGATCTCATTAGCGCGCATCTGTTGTCACTCGCTGAAAGGTCTTACCTACGATTATGCCCTCGCGCTTGCCCTCATTAAAGCCCCTAGCCCATCCGACTAAGTACCACAACGCGTTAGCTGCTAAAAGCAATACGATGACTGGCATCTCAAAGCTCATTGTTTTCCCTATCTGCGCCAATGCCCTCGATTGGCTACAGGTTTAGTGTTGCATAGCCTAACGACATTATGTGCTTAAACACATAACGAAATGATAACGATTTAGAGTTACCTTTGGCTACCTTTTGCGACCATAGGACTTACCAGCCACAATGAATGTACCGTCCTTTTCAATGTTAATTAAGTCCACCTGCACCTTAGATCCATTGACATAGATGATGGCGAAAGCCTGTTGCCAGTTGGCTACACCTTTGGTGTATGCCGCTTGCTTAAAGTCCATAAGATTGCCTACCTCGACACCATGCAGGACACGCCCTATACGGCCTCCAGAGGCCTCTGAGAAGGCCGAACGCCCCGCTCTGTGAGTATGACCTGAGATGACATTCTTGCCATGCCTACGAGCCGCTTCTAAGGCTGATAAGCCCCCCTGTGGCTTGAGCGGTGTGTGGTCTCCATGTACTGCAATCCAGTTAGGAGCAATAGGCATAGGATTCTTGTGGAAGGTGATGCCTAACTCATCAAAGCGCATAAACTTTTCAAAGCGCAGCTCGGGTAATGCTCCGAAGGCTGGCACTTTAGCCATAATGACATTGTAAAGCCGATCGGTATGGTTAGACCTTATGCAGTCTGTAACACCTAACTCCCATAGCAGCTGAACAGCCTCGTTACGGTCATCATCTAGGGTCTGGGCATAAGAGCCCATGCGCCCCTCTTCCCATTTGCTTATCTGGGGAAGGTCGATCTCATCGCCTATTGTTACTACTTGATCAGGCTTAAAGGCTTTGATAAAACTAGCAAGGTTGCGTGTTGCAACCCTGTCATGGTACGGAACTTGAAGATCCGACACAACCACGATTCGCTTAATCGTCATCCTCATCATCCACATAATCGCCTAACTTCTCAGGCGGTATGCCGTCAGGCAAAATCCAATGAGGATAAGCCTGAGGCTCTGTGATCATAAACATGGCTATATCTTCTGGGAAACCTGCGCGCTTTAAGGATAAAAAATACTCATAAAGCCCAATGCAGTAAGCATCAAGCTTTGAGTAGCCTTGCTCCTCTAGTGCCTTAGTTGCTTTTCTTGCCATGGCAAAATTATCTCTCTAGGAGTATGTTATAAATCTCATCGACACGCGAGTGGAGTCGCTTTATTTCTGCTAGTAGGTGAGTAATGACAAAGGCTGAGAGTCCACCGATAGCGGCTATGGTGGCTATGTAGAGCTGAAAGAAGTTTTCCTGTGTCACTTTTTAGGGGTCGCATATCCAAATACGCCTGAAAGTACAGCCCACAATACAGCGCGATAATCTAACTCAAAGTTAGATGATGCCCACGCTGCTAAGAAAGCACCAGCAGCTAGATAAACAGGGTTCTTCATATTCTTCATCATTCTCCGCCTAACATAGGTATTTGATAAAAAGCACCATCATTGTCAGCTTCTTTCTTAAAGCTGAAATGCGCGTGTTTGGTATGTTTGTTAGCCCCTGTGTACTTGCGCCATCTCCAGTTAAAGATGGGTGAGCAGATCCGCCCATCAAATATGATGTAACTGATTCGCTTCTCTGATTTAGACTTGCAAGCGAGACGAACCTGATCAACAAGGTCGGGCATGATGTCTGGCTTTGATCCCTTGAATAGGTCACGATCAACATCGATGGCACGAACCCAACCTTGCTCATCAGGATTATGATCAGACTTGCGAGCAGAGTGTCGGGTATCACCGATCCAACCATCCGATGTGCGGTCACGATCTGGGAATGAGTCATCTATCTGTTCTCTTAACTGAACAGCAGCCTTAGAGAGCTTTACTTTCATGCAAGTAACAGAGCCGCTTCTTCTGCTGTGATGCCTAGCTTTGCCAATAGGTCAGCTTTGGCCGCTGCCTTAGTTGCCGCTTCTGCTTCTGCTGCTACGCGATCAGCCTCAGCCTGTGCGGCCGCTGCTTCATTGGCTGCAATTTCATCGGCTGTCAGCGGACGCTCGATGACCTCGCCTGTTGTGCAGTTTACTTCGATTGCTGTTGTCATTATTGCTCCTTATGAGTTTTTGATGCCGTAGAGATAGAAAGATGAACCTGTTAAAAAGTTGGGGCCAGTAACTTGATCTATCTCAATAGATGTTATTGCTGCAGTATTACGCCATAAAGANGCGAACAGTCAGTCATTATGGCAGAAGATATATCAGTTTCTTGGACAGTAAAAACCAGAAAAAGGTTTATTTGCTGCTGCTAAATAATTTGGTATGTAAATCTCAGTACTGCCAAAAGTCATTAGATACGGATGTATTACCATCGACATAGTAATTTATGCTAGAAGATACAGTACCTATTCCATTAGAAGATGCAGCACTTCCATCTCCTAACAAAGTTCTATAGGAATAATTTGTTGCTGTATCACCATTGAAAGTAATTTTTAATTGATCTGAAGAGGTAGTGCGGCTAGTTCTTACACTTGCCCTCAACACCAAATCAGTATAGGTTGCAGGAATGGCAGAAAAGGTCACGCTTGCAGTATTGCTCCCCAACACATTGCTTGAGATAAGTGTGTATGTATTCGCCATTTTACGTCCTTTAGTTATTCCGTAGAGGGTGGCTGTAGTGCCAGTATTCCAATTGCCAGAAAAGGGTTTTAAACTAATTGTTGTTATTGCCGCTGTGTTTCTCCATAGTGCAACAATTCTTTCTAATCCCCCTCGAGCCGTTAAAATCTAAATTGGCGGTAATTAAAGCAGTTTTATTAGTGCTACCAGAATAAGAGAAAACATCAATCGTGAACAATGCTGGGATAGTTGTTGAGTTTGCGATGTTGTTATTTAAATTAATCCAAGAAGCGCTTGTTGCGCGAGCGCTTGCTGCGCTTGTCCCGTTTCCATAGACACTCGTTAGTGAATAATTTGAACCAGTATCTGAATTAAAACGCATTGTCATAGAGGTAGCATTAGCAGAAGTGCCAATCAGCACTACTCTTAAATCTGTATATGTGCCACCTATTGAGGTAAAATCAATTGTGCTTGCAGCACTGCCTAAAGTCGTGGTAGCGATTGGCTCGTATGTTGCTGGCATTTACGCTCCCTTGATTCCGTATAGTGCGAACACAGAATTAGCAGTAAAATTACTCAGAGCCGCACTCACTGTTATGGAAGTGATCGCTGAGGTTGATAGCCATAATCCTGAACTTAACGCAATACCGCCATCTGCACTATTTGTATCTACACCAGCCAACGCTCTAACTGTTTTATTTCTAGTGCTGCTCGCATAGTCGTGAATATCTATAATTGAAACTCCAACAGTATCTGCGCTTGGACTCGAATCGGCTCCAGAATATCTAATAGAAATACNAGTGCTACTAAATCCGCTTGCGCTTGCTGCCGATCCATCCCCTGCAAGGTAATGAGTCCAATAATTACTTCCTGTGTCTGAATTGAATNGAAGATTATACTGACACCATTGACCTTGATTGGTAACATCTTTATACATTGCACGAATTTGCAATGAAGTGTAAGTGCTAGGGATGCTGGAGAAAGTAATTGTTCCAGATGATCCTGTACCAGTTGCAGAGGCAATAGACTCGTAAGTCCCTGCCGCTGCCGCTGCGCCACCGCTAGAGGCAATAATCCCCACTAATGGATTGATCATTAGGCAATTGCACCTACAACGATCCATGAGTTAGCAGCGATTTTGATGCAAGCTGCTGACTTGTATTGAGCAAGAATTGGTGCTGCTGGTACAGCTCCTGCACTATTAATTGTGGTAGTGCCAGAAGTTACAGCGTTGATAGTAGTTACTCCTGCGCCCTTTTGATAGACGAGCAAGGTAGTACCGATTGGAAAGTCATAAGTTGCATCGGTAGGGATGCTAAAAGTATTAGGAGAAGCGTTATCCATTGTGACAATAGCGTTAAGACCATCTGCCTTTACAGCTGTATAGGTAGTGCCAGTCTGAGCATTGACTGTAAGACCCGCGAAGGAGGCATCGATGGAGTCGCCTAGTGTCTCAATGTCTGTTGCGCCATTTTTGACTAGGTCAGAGGATGTCGGAACATTCCAACCAAAGTTAGGGGTAGTAGTTGCCATTAGGTTAAAGCTCCTGTCGCGTTAGTCCAAGTTAGTATAGCATTTACGCCATCCCAATCCAGGGTGGCTGGTAATACTGTCTCCCATTGTGTCGTTGATAGGGAGAAATCTGTAGCTGAAATAAACAGAGTTATCTCAGTAAAACTAGGGGTTGCTCGTAAGGCTACATTCTCGACAAAGCCATCGAAAGCACCATCAAGCAAGTTGGTTGGTAGGTTAGAGATCAGCACAGGCTCACCAAAGAAAATCCCAATAAGGTCATTACGCATAGCATCTGGCATATCTGGGTTGTCTAGGCGGAAGGTGATCGCACCTAATGACCCGCGTGGATTCTTACGCAAGAGAAGCTCTCTAGAGGCGATGTCGGTGATGTCTGTAAGAGTCTTGATGTTAGAGTCAAATGATCGCTCGAACTTGCCGTAAGAGGCTATAGAGTCGGCATCAGAGATACTATAGGTGCTGGCGTATCCTGTGCCGTAGCGATAGATAAGGCTGTTACGGATGCGAGAAATCTGAGTTGTTGAGCTGATAGAGGTTGGTGTTGCATACGCGCCATCGATGTTAGTAAAGCCATTTGTTGCGAGATAGTTAGATCTGTTGTCGGCATCTGCATAATTGACATTTCCATCCTTGCCCTCAAAGATCTGACCCAATGCGCTGTTAGCAATCTGATCTACTAGGGTCTGTGATTTAGCAGATGCACTAGCAGCTAGATTGATCATGGTGTAGAAGCCTGAGTCGATAGTGCCAATGTAGGACTCAGCCTCAGCCCATGTCACAGTTGCAGGATAGGTATCCCATGTAACAGTAGGGGTGATCTCCGCCCATGAAAGGTTAAGAGCTGCGCTGAGTATCTCTGCAATCTGTGCGCCATCTAGATCCTCTGCAAGTGCTGTGTTATAGATAGCCTTAGTAATACGAGCGAGCGAGCCAATGCCTAAAATAGTGCCAGTAGTGATAAACCCTAACTCCTCTGGGCTACGCACTCCAATGTTAAAGTCTGAAACCTCACCGCCAAATACTGTGACATAAGTGCCACCGCTATCTTTAAGCTCTAGGGTGATTGGCTCTGTGACATTTATGGTAAAGGCTGCCCCAGTTGTGTTTACGATCTCTACTCGGCAGTAACCTGCTGAGCATTGGCGATCAATGTCTAAGCGACCGGAAGCATAGGAAACAGAGGTGACAGTCGTATAGACATCATCACCAACTGTTACACGCCATTCTGGAAGCCATGTCATGCGATATTTAACAACCCGCTTGTAAGTGTGCCTCTGGCATTAGCCTCGCGTAACAGATTCTCAATAGCCTCTGCGATAGCGTTAGGATCTCCCACACCTGCATTGACAGTAATGTTGTAATTAGCTGCTGCCTGTGCTGCATAACGCGCCCCGCTAACTGCGCTTCCAAAATCTGCTCCGCCTAACATTCCTGCAACTATTGATGAGGTTGCAGCTGAGCCTATGTCTGCCGTAGCAATCGAGGAAGAAGCCGCAAGGATGGCTGTACCTGCTGCTACAAGAGCATCTGTTGCATCTGCTACGGCGTTTGCTCTCTCGGTTGCTGCCTCGGCATATTCTACAACTGCTGCCGTTTCTGCTGCTGTGACATCTGTAAACCTAATATCAACTGGCGGGATAATGTCTGAGGCTGCAGCTGCTACTGCTTCTGCTACTGCAACTGCTGTGTCTGCTACTGCAACTGCTACTGCCGCTGCTGCTGCAGGTGGTACGGCTGTAGCTGCTGCTGCAGGTGTTGTTCTGGCTGTGGCTGCTATTGCACCTGCGCTGATAGTTCCACTCATGCCAGCCAATAGGCTAAGCATTTGTCTAATTTTAGCTAGAGCCTGATCTAGGTTAGCCTGATCTATTAGATCTTTAGGCTTAAGGCTATCTAGGATTGACTTAATATCTGAGAGCTTGATGCTCTGACCCGACAGAGTGCCTAAGATTGCTAGATCTGCATTAAGTTTTTTGGTTGCAGCGATAATGGCTGCCTCATCCTTAGCAGCAATTGCATCATCTAGAGCAAGGATTGACTGCTTGACATTCAAGCGAGCGACATCTTGGGTGATGGCTAATACCTGCGCGGCATTGGTGGCCTTGCCTAATGCCTCTGCCTGACCTGTGAGAGCTGCAGCAATCTGGATCTTATCCATATCAAAGACTTCTTCGCCCTTACCCAGAGCAAGGTTAGCCTTATTGATGGCTTGCTCAAGT